CTTCGTACACTCACAAATATCCCCTAAAAAAAATTTTTTATTTATTTTGTTTTTTGTATTAAAGTTTTTATATCTTTGCCCCGCAACAATATCGTCCCCTGGTAACCATAAACGGGACTAGACATCGGATTGCAGACCCAAATAGGGTTAGAGTTTTCTCCGGTAGTTGCAAAAAGAGTTAAGTATAAACTCTAGTTAGGATAGATTGCACACAGGTATGTGCGGTGAATTAACATCAGTCTTACTATCCTTTGGTCTCCCTTAAAAGAGAAGCACTGCTAGAATGAAATCTAAACTTGAAAGTAGGAATCCCAAGGGGGATACCTATATCAAATTTATAAAAAATAAAAAAATGGCAATAAGAACAGAACAAGATGCATTATTAAATGCAGTAAAAAATAATACAGCAGCGGCAATAACTCCAACAGCAGCTGACTTTATAATTGATACAACTGAGCACACAGGACCATACTTTGCACTTACAAGTGTAGGGACAGCTGATGCAGTTATAGATGTATCAGAATGTGATATGTCTTTCTTAGGAGGTGTAGCAGCTAATAGTGGAACTGATAATATTACTATTCCTAAAGGCGTAACAATATATGGTAACTTTGCATCTGTAGAATTAGATAGTGGAGCATTAATAGCATATAAATTATAATATGTTAGGATTAGGAGTAAGTTTAAGTAAACAAGATTATACAGTTGCTGACTATTCAGACCCATCTTCTATTGCAAATTTAGCTTTATGGTTAGGATTTAATTCAGGTATTGCTTCTGATGAAGATAGTAGTGGTGGCTCTGTAAGTCACTCTACAGATGCTGGCAATCTGACCCACAATACTAAAATACATCAATGGAACGATAAGTCTGGTAACTCAAATCACGCTGTTCAAACCTCAGCTACTGATAAACCTAGGTGGGATATTACGGGTAATAGTGGTGCAGATATTGGAGGTATTAAATTTCCAAACAACGCAAAGTATATGGATTTAACATCAACTATTCAACTATCTGGAGTTTTTACTATAATGGTGCGTGCTAGATTTATTGCTGCAATTAATAGTAGAGCTATGGTAGGTAATAGTTCAACTGATGTTTTAACAATAATTGATTCGGATAAAATACAAGTATTATTAGGTGGAGCTGGAACAAGTAATTTTGAAGATACTAGTGCTACAGATATAGCTACTGGAGATGCTACTAAAAGACAAATTATAACTTTAAGTAGAGATAGTAGTGATAGGATAAAGGTTTATGTTAATGGTGGGACAGCTGCAGGTGGTTGGAATAACGAACAAGATGATGTTGATTGGGATTCTGCAGAAAATCATGTTGACTCAGACACTTTTACTATAAGTAATGTAGGCTCTTCAGCAGATGATACTCAAAATCATAATGGTTTTCTGTATGATGTTTTAATCTACAGCAAAGAATTAACAGAAGCTGAAAGAAAGCTAAACTACGATTACTTAAACGCACAAACAGTATAACTTAAGTTAAATAAGTAAAAAAATATTTGGAAGTATAAAGAAAAAGTTTATATCTTTGCACAAACTAAAATATATAAACTATGAAATTTAAACCAAATGGAAATTGGATAGTAGTACCTGATCCAATAGTAACAGAAACAAAATCTGGAATTATTCTAGATGAAGAAACAGCAAAATCAAATGCTAAAAAGTCAAATGTCTTAGAAGTAATATCAGCTGGAGAGTCATGTTTCTTTGTTAAAGCTGGAGATACTGTAATGATTGATCCTAGAACAGAAGCAATTAAAGCTCCTATTGAAGGAAAAAATTACTTACTTATAAGTGAACATCAGATCTTAGGTAAGTGGTAGACGGAACAGTTAGTATAACACTAAAAGATTTTCAAGCTTTAATTGATGCAAAGATAAACGCTGATACTCGTATAGATAATACGCAAAAAGCATCTAAAGAGTTACAAGTTTTTTTATCCTATCTATGCACTCGTGTAGATATAGAACCTTTCGTAAAAGAATTTAATAAGCAGTCTAGAACTTCAGAAATAATTATTGAGGGTGGGCATGCTAAAATAAAATTTAAAGATAACATTATATGAGTTTAAGAACACAATTAAAAAGTTTAAAAAGATCTGTTAATGGAAGACGATGGACAATAAGAAGAGATAAAAATGCTGTTCTTACAGAAGTAAAAATGATTTTTAAACCTGAAGAATATGTAAAATTTAAATCTGCTAGAGTTATGTATGGAGATAAAGACTTATTAAAAATATTAGAAGATGAAAACAAAAAAAATAACAGTTAATATAAATACTACTTACAAATTTTTACAAGTTTGGAATGGTATTTTTAATTTAACAAATAAAGAATTAGAAATATTAGCTGCATTTGTAGATACTGGAAAAATAACAGAAGCTAAAAATCTGTGTTCTATGGATAATAAAAAGTTAGTAGCAGCAGCAGTAGGAATTAAAGATCCAAACACTTTAAATAATTACATTAAACGATTTAAAGATAAAGGAGTATTTAAAAAAGAAGGGAATAATTATACTATTAATAATATTTTAGACACAGACACAGATGCTATCGAGATCAAATTTAATAGATATTAATTATGTAGTATCTACGTTTGATTGTGATATTTATTACATTATAGTAGTTCAAGATAAGTATGGTAATTATTTATACCTAGATATAAAATATAATTTAGACAACATATGAAAAAACAAGAAAATAAAAAAATATACAGGGGAGATAGCCCAGGACCAGACTTACCTGCAAAGACTGATCCCCCACCATTAAAAGAACAAGTAATAAATTTTGCAAAATCTTTTGCAACTTGGATAAAAGAGGGAGTTCCTGTAGTAAAACCTGAAGAATTTGTAGATAGATTAGCAATGTGTCACGCCTGTCCTAGTTTTGAAAAAAGAATGGGGAGGTGTAATGAGTGTGGTTGTATGATGGAGTATAAAGCTAGGATGAAAACATCTGAATGCCCATTAAATAAATGGAAGCAGGCTCAAGACTATGGCAAAAAATAAAGAGGCAATAATACACTATCTAGCCACTAAATATAATCTACCTTTAAGTAAAGTTAAAGAGATTATAGAATATCAGTTTAAATTTGTAACTAAAAAAATGAAAGCTGGTAAGTTTGAAACTGTACGTCTCCCATATTTTGGTAAATTTACGGTTAATCGTAAAAGGTTAGCATACATTAAAAAATTATCTAAAAATGCGAAATAAAATAAGAAATATTATTTTTAGAGCAAGTTTTTTTCTTTTAAAAATATTAGGGTTACATAAGATAGTGTTTGTAAGGAATGAATATTATTTTATAGATAAAGTAACAATTAATTTAAATGATATTTTTATAGAGTTTGGATATAAGGGTTACCCAGATATAATAGAAAACGAACAAAGATATAATTGGAAAGATTTAGAAAAATCTATTAAAAAAAATGGGATAGTAAGACGCCCGCAAGTAATGTATTTTAGTAAACATGAAAAAATTGGACATGGTTATAGTGCATATAAAATGGATTGTAAATATAAAATTTGGGACGGTAATCATAGATTATTAATTTGGAGCTATTTACATAACTATAACAATCCAAAAATAGATGTAGATTTATTAACCCCATATTATTCTTTAAGTTCTATTGATAAAAAAATACATCAAGATGGATCTAAAGAGTATAAAATTTTTAGAAAAATAGAACTAATAAAAAAAACTTATGGACCTGATTCAGATAGATACAAATAATAAAGGGATACCTAGTCCTTACGCATTATCTATAAAAGAGTTTACAGACTTAAAAGTAGAAGAGTTAGCATATGTATATTTTATGACTGACCACAGGTCACCTTTTTCTGTATATGAAGAAGATCAAAGAACTATAGAAGTATCTAAAAGTATCTTTGGAGAAAAAACAAAATGGAAACCATCTGTAAAAGTATTAGGAGCCTGTGATAAATATGATAAATTAATTGAAACATCTGCTGTAAGATTATTGAAAGCAGCAAGAAATTCAATAGTTAAATTAGAAAAATACTTTAGAGATATAGATTTACATTTAATGGATGATCATGGTAAACCTATATTTCATGCAAAAGATTTGATAGCTAACTTATCGAATATGGGGAAGGTAGTAGATGGTCTTTCTCGCTTAGAAGAAATAGTTAGAAAAGAAGAACAAGCCGCCAATACAAATAGAGGTGGAATTGAAGTTAATAAATACAGTATGTAATGGATTTTTTAGAAGATTTAGCATTATATGATCAAGCTATGAACAACGCGTTTGAATTTATTACTCAGAAGAAAACGTTAGAAGAATTATACACACATATGGATATGTTAGATCAAGGTTATCCATTACCATTTGATCCTACATTTGAAGATGGAAAATCAGAAGATGTGTTAGATATGTTAATCGAACATTTTACAACTTATGAGGAATATGAAAAATGCGCAATATTAGTAAAGATTAAAAAAGAATGCTTAAAGACACAGATAGAGTAAGGCCTTCAGCCTTAACATTTTTAGAAAAAGGACACTACACTTCTTCTCTCCCTGGAACAAAAGACTATTATGACTTTTGGGATGAGGAGAAAAATAGGTGTATGTATGGGTATGAAATAGATGAGCTTAAAGTTACTGGGTTTCACTATTTTTATTTAAACTATTGTCCTATTGATAGAGCTATTGATGAAAAATTGCCTGACGGAACTATGCAGGCTAGGCGTGAGCGTACATTTCCTGCATTTTATGATGGTGATTATGAATATTTTCATGAAATAGATAAAGCTAGGTCAGATAATAAACATATGATTGTTTTAAAAGCTAGACGTAAAGGATATTCTTATAAAGCAGGCTCTATGTTAGCTCGTAACTATTTTTTTGTGCGTAATTCTAAAAATTTTGTATTTGCAGCATCTAAAGAATTTTTAATTGGTGATGGTTTACTTTCTAAAGCTTGGGATTTTTTAGCATTTATTGATGATCACACTGCTTGGTCTCAACCTAGATTAAAAGACAGGGAAATGCATAAAATGTCTGGATATAAAAAGAAAGTAAATGGATTAGAAATTGAAATGGGGAATAAATCCCAAATAATGGGAGTATCATTAAAAGATAATCCAGATAAAGTAAGGGGTAAGGCAGGTGAGTTAGTATTCTTTGAAGAAGCTGGTTCATTTCCCGGATTACTTAAAGCATGGGAAGTAACTATGCCTACAATGAGGCAAGGAGCTAAAACATTAGGGATGATGGTAGCTTTTGGTACAGGTGGTACAGAAGGGGCTGACTTTGAAGCTATGGAAGAAATATTTTATAATCCAGCAGCATATGATTGTATGGATTATGAAAATATATGGGACGAAGGAGCTATGGGTAGTAAATGTGGATACTTTATTCCTATACAAACTAATTTAGATGGGTTTATAGACGATTATGGTAACTCTGTAAAAGATAAAGCTATAGAGCATGAAGAAGGTATGAGAAACAAAAAAAAGGGAGCAGCAGATGCAAAATCATTAGATCAATATATAGCTGAGCATCCTTTTTCCCCTCAAGAAGCAACACTTAGAGTTACAGCTAATTTATTTGACGTAGCATCTCTTCAAGAACAATATAATAAAATTAAAGCTAATAATTTACATAGTATTGGGACAGCAGGAAATTTATATTACGGACAAAATAATAAAATACAATTTAAAGTTAATGGAGACTTAAGACCAATCATGAGGTATCCACATAGAAAAGATGATGATAAAACTGGGGCTATAGTTATGTATGAAGCTCCGTATAAAAATCAAAAACAACAAGTTCCTCATAATCTATATGTATTGTGTCATGATCCATATGGGCAAAATCAATCAGCAGACTCTATGTCATTAGGATCAGCATATATAATAAAAAGAGTAAATAATATATCTCAACCAGATGATATGATTGTAGCTTCTTATGTAGGGCGACCTAATACTCAAGATGAGTATAATAAAAATTTATTTATGCTGGCAGATTATTATAATTGTAAAATAGGATTTGAGAATGATCGTGGTGAAGTAATAGCTTATGCTAAACGACATAGAAAAATGCACAAACTTCAAGAAGAGTTTGAAATGCTAGATAAAAGAGAGTTAAGGAGTAAAACTGTAAAAAGACAGTACGGTATGCACATGACAGAAGCTAGAAAACGTCAGGGTGAAATATATATTCGTGACTGGTTAAATTCTCCAAGATCAAAAGATGAAAAAGGAAATCAAATATTAAATATGCATAAAATATATGATTTAGGATTATTACAAGAATTAATTAAATTTAATCATAAAGGTAACTTTGACCGTGTAATGTCATTAATGATAGGTATGTATCACACAAGAGAATTGTATAATGCAGAAGTAAAAGAGATTTTAGAAGACAATTCAGCTAATGAATGGTTTGATAAAAACTATTACTAGTGTTATATTTATAAATATGAAGATAAAACCTACAAGAAGTGTACAAGTACACATAATTTTTAATAAATTTGCATATTATGGGATATAATAAAATACCTAGACAGAAACTGTCTATTTCAAAAAAGAATAAATTGTGGAGAGAACAATGTGTTGAAGCATTTATAGATCTCTCTAATAATGGACGTAGCTCTGGATCATCTAGAAGAGATGATATGCAGATACTATATGATTACTATAATGGTGTGATTGACGAGGCTGATTATAGGTACGTATTACAGCCTTATGGCAAAAGCCGTAAGAACTTTCCTTCTCAAATGCGTAACTATCCCATAATTAAGCCTATAATTGATCTTCTCCTTGGTGAAAAATCCAAGCGGCCTCTCAATTTCACTGTTACTGTACAAAACTCAGATAGCATTTCTGTAAAAGAAGAAGCTAAAAAAGAATTAATATATAAAAATTTACAACAACAGTTTGTAAACGAAATGAACGCCAGAGGTATGAATACTGGTCTTGAAACTGAAGAGGTAGATTTACCAGGACATATTGCAGAACAATTTGAAGTAAGTTATGTAGATAACAGAGCTATTAAAGGGCAGAATGCAATTAATTATATTATGCAACAACAAGAAGTGTATGACAAGCTACAAAAAGCATGGTTTCATTTTTTGGTAACTGGAGAAGCATATACACATAGAGGAGTTAGAAATAGTGAACCATTTTTTGAAATACTTAACCCATTAGATGTTGATTATGATCTTGATCCGGATTTAGAATTTGTAGAAGATGGAGATTGGGCAACAGTTAGAAAATTTGTACATGCTTCTAGTGTTATTGATGCATACTACGAGTATTTAGATGAAGAGCAAATTTTATCTTTAGAAGAACCTTCTCATTCTGAGTCTGATTCATATTATTTATATGCAAGTTCTCACCATAGAGATCCTAATTCATATAGAAATAGATTAATTGAAGTTGTTCAAGTATATTGGAAATCTAGAAAACGAATAGGATTTTTAACTTTTAATAATCCAGAAACAGGAGGAATAGAAGAACAAGTTGTTGAAGATGGTTTTAGAATGCCTATAGAATTAAAAGAAAGAGGCGCTAAAGTAAAATGGAATTGGGTAAATGAAGTTTGGGAAGGTTTAAGACTTGATGGTAGAATGTACCTTAAAATACACCCATGTGTAAATCAAAGAAACTCTTTAGATAATAACTCAACATGTAAGTTACCTATTAATGGTAGAAAATATTCTGATATAAATTCTTCTAATATATCTTTAGTTAAACTTGGAATTCCTTATCAATTAAATTATAATATTTATAAATACAGATTAGAATTAGCTATTTCAAAAAGTAAAGATATGATTGCTCAATTTGATATTAATATGATACCTAAAAAATGGGACATGGATAAATTTATGTACTATGTTGAAGGTACAGGTATTGCTTGGGTAGATTATAATAAAGAAGGAATACAATTAAATCCACAACATCAAACAGTTATGGATCTTTCTATTAAAACTATAGAACAATATATTGCTTTATTAGAATCTATAATGCAAGAATGGGAAAAGCTATCTGGAGTAAATAGACAAAGACAAGGTAGTATTGGAAATTATGAAGGAAAAGCAACATCACAACAAGCTATTGTTCAATCATCTCATATTACAGAAGATATATTTAGAAAATTTAACAGATTAGAACAAAGAGAATTACAAGCTCTGTTAGATTATTCAAAAGAAGCTTGGTTAACAGGTAAAAAAGCAATGTACGTAATGCCTGATGGAACAACTGATTTTTTAGATTTAGATAGTTTAAATCATATGGAATCAGAATATGGAGTATTTGTTTCAGACTCTGGAAAAGACCAAGAAAAACTACAAAACATCAAAGCGTTAAGCCAATCAATGGTTCAAAACGGAGTTCCTGCTTCTACAATTGCAGAAATGTTTGATGCAGAAAACTTCTCACAGATTAAACTTAAGATTAAGTCTGCGGAGAAAGCTATGGAAGAATTACAACAACAACAACAAGAAGCTCAACAACAACAACAACAAGCCGCACTTGAACAGCAAGCTAAAGAAGCTGAGATGGAGAATGCGAATAAAGAGAAA